GCTTAGAAGTGTTGGTATATATAACTAATGTGTGCCATTTGGTCCAAATAAAAAGTGTCATGTGACAGAAAATAATGTCACATTACAGAATATTGCAGGATTGCCCGCGCGCGAGGCAAATCGTTTTCATCTAAAAACTGATTTTTTTACCATACATATACATATTTTTAAGATATAAGAAAGCATGCCTAAGAAGAGAAAACTAAATACAGCCCAGAGAGAACCGGCCTCCATACCTTATTCAAGGGTGAGAGTAGAATGGATTGATATCTTAAGTGACAGTGGTTGGGCTGATGATAAACAGTTTAACAAAATGAAGTTAGCATTCCCTGTTAATGAAGGTTGGTTGTATAACAAAGATAAATATGCTGTTAAGCTTTTTGCTTCTTACGATCGGGACGAGGATGGCTCTTTGACTTTTGGGGATCGGACGATGATTCCTTTGGCTTGTGTGAAGAAGATGACGAAACTTCCTTAACTTCATCTGGTAATGCTTCAACAGTCTTCGCATTTAAAAGAGGTTCATAGTCGGTTAAGATTTGCTTCATTTTGGCTTCTAGTTGTTCCTCTGTTAGCTCTTCTAGCTTCCCATGTTTTATTATTTTTCTGTCTATATATAATCCTGCTGCTTTGCCACGATTGGTTTCAGCGTTTACAGCTGAGGAAAAACTACCCTTCTTGAGTGCCATCTGTTTAATTCTATCTAATTCTGAGACGTGTCCTTCGTATGTAACTTCAAATTTTTTTAATTTTTCTTCTTTTAATTCACCTACAAACTTTGCTACCAATGGGGACAGTCTTGGGTTCATCAACTCTGATCCTTCTTGTCTCGCTCTGTTATGACTGTAGCCAGCAAGCTTTGCCGCTTCCATCTGTGAAACTGGTCCTTCAGGCCCACCAAATACTATAAACTCAGCGAATCTCTTCTGCATTTCTGTTAATCTTTTTGGAACTCCCATGTTGACAATTTAAGGTAACTATCCTATAAAGTCAATATGAAAGATCAACCGGAAAATGGAGAAAGAGCTGCAGACGCTACTTATGAGGATGAATCGGCTACGTCTAAACGTACTGTTACTATCCCTCTTCAGGAGTATGACGCAATAAAACGTGAAGAACATTTTATTAAAAGTCAAACTCTAATTGATATTATAGATAATATTGAAAGATTAGTTAGAGCATTAAGAAAACATATTATAAGAAAATGATAGAAGATTTAACATCATTACTTGAACAGCATAAACAGCACATTTGGGAATTTAAACAAAAAGAATCTCAGTGGATAAAAGATAAGAATCTATTGGAAGGTAGTAAAAGAATTATAGAAGAGTTATCAAGTAAGATGGTGGAGTTAGGGAAAATTAATTTAGCTCTTAAGAAGAGAGTACAAGAAGCTGAAGGAGAGACTACTATTGTTAAAGGGATAGGTATGAATTCTCCTGAGATGAGAGAATTACAAGGTCGTGTTAAACAATTAGAGGAGTCATTAACCAACGCGTTAGAGATTAATGAGAATCATCAAAGATACAACGGTAAATTACAAATAAGATTGACAGAAGTTGAAGAAGACAATAAGAGACTCTCAAAACAAATTAGTGACTACATAAAAACTCACGAAGATAAATTTAGAAAAGCTGGAATGTAATGAGAGTACAAGACATGCAACAAATTCTTACTTCCTTTACGAAAGGATCAGATGCAGTAAAGAATGCTGTTATTTTTGCTGAAGTGAATGGCACGTTATATGATGTGAGAAGAATGGAAGTGCATGAGAATTCTGCTCCCATTGTTGGTTTCAAAGGTCATACAGCACATAGATTAGTTTTAAAAACTCAAAAACCTTCCTCAATAATTCTTCCAGAGAAGCTACAAAAAGATTACTAATGCACGAGGTTGTAACCTCGATAAAGACATGGGTCCAGAGGCAAAATTATATCAAAAACTTAGTAAGAAATCATCCGGAATTCTTTGGACTAGGCTTGAAAACCTTAGCTCTCTCGGCACTCCTGATCTATTGGGTTATAATGCTAATGGCCACTTTTTTACAGTAGAGTTGAAGGTTACCAAAGGGAACAAACTTAAATTTTCTGCACACCAAATTGCATTCCATAAGACACATCCACACAACACATTCATCATAGCCGAGAGCCTCGGTCCGAGGTCCTCGAAACTTATTCAAATGTTCCGTGGTTCACGGATCGTGGAGCTTGCCGCTTGCGGCTTGAAGCTTGAGGCTTGCTGCTTGGGGCTTGAAGCTTGCTGCTTGAAGCTTCAGAAGCTTGGTGCTTGAGGCTTGCAGCTTGTAGCTTCCGTCTCTCTGCTCTCATCTCCGCGTAATATTTGGGGTGTTTAAATTCCATTAGTGTTTACCGTATGATACATGCTTAATATTTTTATTCCAGCAATTTCTACATGTCAGACACTTGCCACCCTGTTCAGGTGCTGGGCAGCTCGCGCTCCCATCAGTCACCACGCTCGAGGTATGAGTCCAGGCCGTGGATCTTGGTCCGTCGATCTTGGAGCTGGATAATCTTATAACTAAATTTTCAGGGACCGTTGACCCTTCCAGCGGCAGGTACTTGCGCTCTTGTGTTGGGAGCCAGTGCCGGGTCCCAGGTGTTAACCTGCAAACTTCAAAAATTTTCTTAAGATGGTCCGAGCTCTGCAGGTCCCCGGCGTCATGCCACCTAAACCACTTCTGTCTTTTAATTTGTGCAACCATAGCCGTGACCCATGAATCATGAGTCAAGCTGTTCAGTCTGTAGTACTGAGCTTTTTTAATTGCGGGATATCTTGTATAATTTCCTTTTAATGCATAGCAGCCATGGCAGGGTGTGCCAGGGACCAGCCGGAGCTTGGAGCCCGTCTGACAGGCCCAGGCCGGCAGGCTATAGCTCAGGCCCGGCATTTTAGATGTCCGGGTCATGGAGCCAGTAATTTGTTGTGCTTCTGTTACTTTCATTCTGTATAATTTATTTTTAATTCATGATTGTGTTTTTTTTAAGGCGCCCAGCTTGGAGCTTGCAGCTTGAAGCTTCCGGGCCGCGGGCCCTGTTTATTTGGCCAGGCGCCGAAGCGCCTGGACCGGATGGAACTAGTTCCATAATGCAGCCTTCACGAGGCCACCGTTGGAAGCTTTGTTCAAGCATTCCAAATATTCCGTGTCGTCCATGCCCAGGTTCGTCATGCAAAAATGCATCTTGTCCTGCTGCGTGCCACCACGATGGGACGCTAGCATCTCCACAGCCTGGTCCAGAATCTCTTGACGTCGAGATCCGCCACGTGCGAAAATGGGTTTTAAAGTACGAGAAGACATGATTATCTTTTATCATAGGATTTTGTGGGAGTCAAGAACTTTTCTGCTTGGAGCTTGCGGCTTGGTGCTTGTAGCTTGTAGATTTTTCCTTTTGTATTTGTGCCTCCATAATACCGGGGCCAGCATATGGAGTTGAAAAACTTCTCGCAGCTGGCCAGGTATGACGCCGGCAGGTCCTCGTGCGGCGTCATAAAATAGTGTGTTAAATCGTTGTGTTTGATCCGGGCCATCAGTCTAGAACCACCATGTATTGCTCAGCAAAATATTGCTTGAACCAATCGAGTCCAGCCCGGACCGTGTCCCACTCTTCGAAGCGCTCTGCTCCGATGATGGTATCGTAAACGGCCGCGGCGTATCCAGGCATCGTGCACTCTTGGCCCGTGAACCGGTTAGCGATGGTTACCTGCTTTTCAGGATATATCTTACAATCAAATGGAACAGTCACTTTGGATCCATACCAATCGATTGTTTTCTTTTTAGGTTTTTCTATTTTCATTATTTCTCCTTTATAAATTCATCCTATAGTATCCTTCAGGTCCTGTCAAGCTTGCAGCTTGAAGCTTGTAGCTTATTAAAATTCCGGCCTTCAACCAGGCGTTGTCCTGTGCAGGCGATCCCCCTCCAATATATGTGGGAGGACATTGCCAATGGTCACATCTCGACCTGTACTATAGCGGTTTATATCCCGCAGTTACAACACCTGATCCCAGATCCAGAGTCTAGCCATCCAATTGGTACTGTACATCATCTGGATCTGGGATCAGTAGCTTTTCAACCGTTCGTCATAACTAGGCTCGCACCCGTTACACAGGTAACGATTTAGATTGCGCTACTGATCCCAGATCTCAAGACGCTGTACAGCAGATTACTCTCGCATTCCGAGAGATACTTGAGATCAGGGATCAGTTCTGGTTCATAACACAAAGACGGACTTGCGTCGGTGTGATGTGCTACAACCAGAAGTTGTCCCAATAAATTAGTAGGTCAGGAATGAAAAACTAATTTAATATATCCTATTTAATGCTTGACAAGAGGAATGTCAAGTGATAATTTTCAATTATGCAAAATAACAGAAAGGCAAAAATGAGTAGAATAAGACTAAATCAAGAGTATCGGAATAAAGTTGCAAATCGTATGCGAGTGCATTTGGAACAAGAAGATACCCAAGAAAAAGAAAAGTTTTTTCAATTACGAGAAAACTTTAAAGGAGTACAAGACAAAGTATGGGAACTTGCCAAACTATGTGTGTCAAGACAATATCCATTAAAAGATGTTCAGATGGCACATTACTTGCAAGACAAATATCCTAATGTAAATACTATTGCAAAAGATAGTTGCTTTCATTTTGGATATATGGGCAAACCAGAAGAACAAGACGAGGAAGATAAATACATCACTAAACATTTTGATTTCAGATTAAATGGCGATCATGATGGAACTGATAGACAAGATGATATGGATAGTTATCAACCACAATCAAGAGACTTTGGCTATGCTTATTTTAGAGACGAACTAAAAGGCAAAGAAGGTTGTAATCCTGACATTACAATAGAAATGGAAGGCAAAGACAGAAACCCACATGAACAAAAATACAAAGACGCTAATGATAAGTATCTTGGATTTTCAAGTGGTAGAGATAATCTTACTTCATATTCTGCACAATGGGATAAGCAATATGAGTTAGATTTAATTGGTCGTGAATATTGTCGTGATAGACAAATTGCAGTTTCAAGAGAGGAGTTTAAAACTTTTGAAATGTGGCAACAAGCTAAAGGTCAATTAATCATGGCACATTATAAATGGATAAAATCTATTTTAAACCAGATGAAAGAAATCAAAATGGGTTTGAAAGGATATAAATATCTTGACGAGGCGATTGAACTTTGTACTGAACTTGGTTTGTCTGTAAATGACGCAGAAATTATTAGATGTAATAGTGGTGGTCTAGTAATTTATAACCCTAAAAATCTTGCTGAAAGAATAAAGGGTATGAAAAACAAAAACCATAGTAGAGAGGATAAAATAAAGGAGAGAATGTTGTACGAAAAACAACAAAGCCAAAGTGTAAACTAGCACTTGACAAACCTATCCTATCAATGATAGGATAGGTTATTAACTTAACAGAAAGAAGAAAGCTTATGGCAAACAATACAAATAAATACTTTACTTGGTATGTAAAAAGCAGAAATAAAGTTTGTACTTTTTTAGGTGCAGATGAGTTTGAAACTTATGACAGTATATCAGGAGATTTCACAACATTTAAATCAAGACAATGGACAGATCAAAAAGGAAACCCATGTTATAACTTTTGGGATGTTGAGGCAGAACATCCAAGAACAGCAGTTAATTATAGCGTGAGGAAAGCATGAGTTGGGAATTAGCCTTTTATAATTTTGCCTTTTGTTTAATTGTGTTTATCTTTTTAAATCTGGTTGGTGCAATATGAATAAAGAAAAACTAGAAGAACAAATAGGTATTTTATTTAAAGTAGTGGATAAATTAGAACAAAGAATTGCAACACTTGAAAAAGTTTTGCAAAGTCATGCAAAATGTATTGGACAAATAAGAGAGGTAATAAAAGATGAATAAAAAAGAACTTGAAAAAGAATACGAGAAGATTGTTAGTGAACAATTAAATGATGAAGAGTGTAGAGATAGTTGCGGAGATATATATCCAATCCAATCTGATATTTTGGCAGTTGCTCTTGATTATATTCCAGCCAAACATTTAAAAAGAATAATTGCGAGGTATAAATGAGCGAACTAAAATTGTGTCAGGGAACTAGATGTCATACTTATTATACTAAGGATAGACTTAAAGGAATGAAAGACAATAAGACTTATCAGACTAGAAGAAGATCAAACTTTTATTATGGCAATGGAAACTTTTGTTCTTTTAATTGCCAACATGATTGGTTTCAAGAATTTGGCGATAAGGCAATAGATCATTTTGGAAGATTGACCGAGCCAAAACATTTAAACGAAAACAATGCATGGGTTAAAGATTATGATTGGCGAAATACTACTGATGATGAACATAGATATTATTATCTTAACAAGATAACAAAGGAACAAAGACCATTGACCAAAGAACAATATGATGATAACAATTATACTTTAAACGAAAGAGGATAAACATGGTAAAAATAAATAACGATAGACTAGGAAACTTAACACGAGATAATATCAGCTTTCCTAAACATCTAACACCTGAGATAGTTCACACAGCTTTGTATATTCACAATGCACCAAGTAAAGAAGATGTAATCAAGAGAAGTGAATACATGGCTAAACAATTAGGCAACAAGGCTATGACTTATGTTATGGCATTGTTAGTATTGCCTTACCTAATAGAAAAGACACAAGACACCACAGATTATAAAGACTTCATAGCTTCTAAGAAGAAGACAATCAACTAAACCATAAGCACGGATCAGGGGCGAAAAAATTCGCCCCTGATTTATCTATTCAATAGAGGTACCAAACCCAATCCCAATTAAATTCGCAGCTTAAAGATCGATCCCCTTATATATAAAAAGGGGTCCCACTACTCTGGGTTGAATTGCTTGATTTAGACAGTCAATGCTGGTAAAAACATGTTGAACATCTTAAAAGGGTGCAAAAAAATTATAAAAAATTTTTATGAATTTAAATACTGTAGACATTAGTAAGCTTCCTGCCGACGTTAGAAAACAATTCCTACAATTACAAGTCATGCATGCCGAAAAGAAGATCCAAGGCAAAGCAAAAAGTGATTTTTTAAGCTTTGTTAAGTGCGTTTGGCCCGAGTTCATTGAAGGCGCACATCACAGACATATTGCAAAAAAATTTAATGATCTGGCAAATGGTAAAATAAACAGGCTGATCGTGAACATGCCTCCAAGGCACACGAAGTCTGAATTTGCATCTTATTTGCTGCCCTCGTGGATGGTGGGCCGTAATCCAAAACTCAAAATCATTCAAGTCACGCACACTGGAGAACTAGCCATTCGTTTTGGTCGTAAAGCCAAGAACCTAATTGATTCAGAAGATTATGGAAAAATTTTTCAA